TTATAGCCAGTATGAATCCCTGGCGGTTCGTGTAACAACCTTGGAGAAAGTATATCGAGCGGTAACTATTGCCCGGGGACGCCCATTGTCTCCGGGTTTTGTGTCTATGATTATTTCCTTCACCAGTGCTCGGACAATTTCCCGACGCACTTCAAATGGCGGATTGGCCTCCAATTTTGCCTTCAGGTCGGCCAGCAGCTCCTCGGCAGTATCAAACTGCTGGGCCAGCCCTTCCTCGGCCTCGATCTGGCGCTCCAGGTCCCTGGCCCGCTGGTCCAGAGCAGCCTTCTCCCGGCCAATCTGCTGGAGCTGTTGTTCGACATCCACGCTCCCGATTATCCGCTTCCTGTAGAGGTCGAGGATGCTCTGCTTCTCGACCTCTTTTTCTTGGGCGGCCTTCTTGACCATCTCCAGCTCGGCGGTCAAGGCCGCCTTTTGCGACTTCCGTTCCTCCATGCTGGCGGCCAGCTCTTTAATCGCATCGCCCGGGTTCTGAATAAAATCCACGCAGGCCTGCCACACGAAGTCCTCGATCCAGTCCTGGTGGACGTTCTTCGAGGTGCACCGACCTTCCAAGGGGCCACGGTAGGCAGTTTTCCCGCCGCAAACGTAATAGGCTTTGGGTTTACCGCCTGGGCCACCGTAGGCCGTACCGTGGTAGGTCAGGCCGCAGACACCGCACTTAATCAACCCCCGCAGGAGGTATTGCCTTTTGGCATTCTTCATTGCCTCGAGCTGGTTATCACGGAGAACCTGTTGGGCCTTTTGCCAGAGGTCCTCTGATACGATGGCCGGCACCTCCCGTGGGATCAGCTCCCGCTTTTTATTCGTTCGCTTCCCGTAATGGTGCAGCCCCATATAAGTGGTGCTGACCACCATATTCCTCACCCGGCCAGGACGCCAGATGCCGGCGGTATTCACCTTACGCTTCCCTCGCTTCACCTGACGGCCGTCTTTGGTATAAGACGGGGGCACACCCAGGGCATTGAGGTAATCGGCCACGCGGATCGTTGAGTACCTCTGCTCACCAATTAGGCGGTAGATCAGGCGGACCACATCGGCCTCGCTCATTTCCATCCCGGGGAGCGGGTCCTCGTTAATCTCCAGATATCCTTCCTCGTTGACCCGGTATCCGTAGGGCACTATGCCGCCCAGCCATTTCCCGGCCCGGGCGGCCCGGTTAGCACCGTACCACATGCGCTCCAGGATGGTCTCGCGCTCCAAGTCGGCGACACCGGCCAGGATGGTCAGCAGGAAGCGCCCGTTTGGATCGCTGGTATCGAAGGGTTCAGTCATGGAGCGGATTTTTACCCCGTGCTGTTCGAGGTCATAAACGGCATTGAGGATGATGCGGGCAGACCGTCCCAGACGGTCCAGCCGGTATATCAGGAGCAGCTCAAACCGGCCAGCCTTGGCGTCCTCCAGGAGTCGGCGCCCGTCCTCCCGCATTTCCAGGGGGATGGTTCCTGTCACGCCGTCATCCCGATACCACTCCACCACGTCCAGTTCGTGGAGGTCACAGTATTTCCGGGCAAATTCAAGTTGGTTTTCGATAGTTCCCCTCTCAGCCTGGTCCTCGCTGCTTACGCGGGCATAGACGGCCACCCTCATTTTGTCACCCCCTCAGATTTCAGGTACCCATCAATCCACTGTTTGGTCTGGTTATATCTTCGCTGCAGTTCCTCATCGCTCAAATCCTCTTGCTTAGCGTGATATAAATTCCCGGTGCGCCTGCCGCTTCGCACTTTCTCCAGCTTTCTACAGATCACTTTATAACGGCGGTAGTGAACATAAAGAAAATGGACATGGTGAAACCGCCTGCCTGTCCAACGGACAAACTGTTCAAATTCCGGTTCACCTACGCGCTCATTATCATAAGTGAGGCAATAGAATGGACGTTCTTTAAGTATGCGGTCATAAAGCTCGACATATTCCTCCCAGCGGTCAGTCTTATCCAGGAGTTTCAGGAGAAAGTCGAGCAGCTTCATTTCGTATCTTTCATAAACCTCTTTTTCAAATGCCGTCTTCCTGCTTTCCAGATAATGAAGCAACATGCCCACTGTATTAAGGGCGCGTTCATAGTCCCGCGTGGACATGACCAGCCATTGAACAGATGACCAGATTTGGTCAGATAATAAAACCTCGAACTTCCGTTCAAAGTCACCATCAGGTATCAAATAATGCTGCCTATCCATATCACATAACCATCGTCCGTAATTTATCTCGGATATCAGGTAAGGCCATACGGAAGTCCACCATATCCTCCGTCACGTCGAAAAAATCGGCTAACTCCCACCGCTCGTAAATTCCTTTTCTAAACGCCTTGCGGAGCATGTCCAAGGGCATAAGGTATAGAGCCGCCCAGCGCATAGCCCTGTATTCTGCCCGGCTGACCTCCAGGCGATCGCGGTAGTGAAAGAATGTCTTGGGGATGACCATTCCTGTGGTTGTAAAATGGTGCCCCAGCTCCTCGGCCAGGACACAGCGGAAATGCGCCCTGTACTCAAAAAGGGTATTTGACAGCCCAATAACCGGAGGCAACTCTGGAAAAGACCAATAAACCGCCTCTAATGGCGGCTGGAAGTCCCAATATTCCACGACGATCCCATGCTCGCTTGCCATTTTGAGCAGTGAGAACGGCATGGTTATCCACTTCCCTTACCGTACTTCCTGAAAATGAATTCCTTGAATTCTTCAAGGGACTTCTTGGCTTCATCTGGCAGTTCTGACATGGGATCATCAGCTCGGTGAGCGGCTTCAGTTTCGAGGCCTTTGTTGGTCTTTTCTCCGTTGAGCTTATAAGTACCGTCTAACTTCCTACTACCATCTAATACGGTACGGCCAAGGAGATAATCAACGGAGCAATCAAGGCAATCCGCAAGTCTTTTAAGCATCTGCGGATCGGGATTTCTATCCCCTGTCTCATAAAGAGCAATAGTACTGGGTGAAACATTCATTTTTTTGGCTAATTGCCTTTGCGTTAAACCCCGTAAATCCCGCATGGCTTTTAGCCTTGCCGGTAGTTCGCTCATTCAAAGTCACCACCTTCCAATAATATCTTAATACAATTTGTAAGCAAAAATAAGCCGTGCTTACAGAATGAAAATTATTTTTTCAAAACCTCTTGACATGCTTACGGGCTGCAAGTAAAATGTAAGCAAGAAGGTGCTGACGTATTGCAAGCAGCCAGGAGGTGATTTATGTGAAAAAAACCATCGCGGAGCTGAGGGGCGAAATGGGTCTAACTCAAAGAGAATTAGCGACACAACTGAGCAATGTCGAGGATGACTTTAATTTCTCGCCGGCAGCTATAGCACTTTATGAATTGGGCCTCCGCACTCCCAGCTTGCAGAAAGCAAAGCTAATAGCCAAATTTTTTGGAGTTCGAGTAGAGGATATTATTTTTGGCCCTGATGCTTGCAATATGCAAGCCACCAAGGACGAACAAGCGGCCACCTCCGAGGCCGTAAATCAGTAACCCCGCAAAGGAGGTGATGCCTTGGAAATAAAGGAGACGCCCATTTCACACTGCCAGGTTTGCGGCAAGGACTTTGATCATCTGGACATCGTTTATTTCGCTCCAATCGACAACAACATCGTCTGCCCGGAATGCTCGAAAATCCACAAAGACAGGTCACCGCGGATTTACGTTGACCCCAACAGGTTATCAAAGAACAGGAGGTGATTCCCCATGTTAGCCCAAGACGCAATGGCTGCCGCCCGCGCAGAAGCCCTTGCTCACATCCAAAAGGCTTCCCTGGTAAGGGAACTGGCCACCATCACGGCAGGGTCGAAGCGGGACAACTGGCCGGTCAAGATTAAGGTTCGCGCTGGCGAGTATTTCGAAGTTACCGGCCGGGCCACGAGGTTGGACCTCTACCTGACCGAGACCAATGCCGGTTATCTGGTGGCGGTACCCAATCATAACAGGTGCGGTCACGTGCCTGCAGACTGCAGCGCCTACGACGTCATGGACTATGTCGGGATTGAAAACCAGGTCGATGCCACTACTTTGGCGGCGGCTATTCGATATCTGGTGTCCGCAGGATTAGCGTGCAGTCACCCTTCACCATCAATGCTACCAGAGAAAGGTGGTGATAAATAGCCGGATGGCTCTACAGATGGGACAGCTCGACATGCCTTAACTCTACTGGAAGGAGGTGATAGGGATGTCAATCGGGCAGGCTCTACGGGAAGCCAGAGAGCGGCGGGGCATGACGCAGGAAACGGCTGGCCAGATCGGCTACGTAAGCAACAAGATGGTATCGGCCATCGAGTGTGGCCGGCGGGCAGCCGGCCCGGATGTCCTGGAGCGGTTGGCGACCACCCTGGATTATCCCAGGCTCTATATGGAAGCGGCAGCCGAGGTTACAGGCGGAGTTTACGCCTCACCCTGGTTGGATGGCGACGGCGTGGATCTGCATCGGACAAGTGTCTGGGCCAAAACCTGCGAGGAACTGCAGGAGGCCATCAAGGTTGTGTCGGCGGCCGACGTGGTGAACGCCCCGAGCCGGGCCGACGAGGCTCACCGCCAGGCTGTTCACGACAGCATGATCCAGATCCTCGACGCCAGGGTAGCCATCGACCACTACCTGGCGGTTATGTGCGAGGAATATGGCTTCAGCATCCTGGCGGTTTATCAGGAACATCGCCGGAAATTAGAAAGCCGAGGCTATATATCGCCCCGGCCAAAAAGAAAGAGCGCTTCGTAAGCGCCCCATCCGAAATTACCCTACCCCTATTGTATCACGCCTAACAGGCTGGCACAAGAGGGGAAATGAAAGGAGGCCCGCAGAGTGGCCAGACAACCGAAAGACCTTGAATATCGAGCTGAATATGAGCCTGACATGGTCAGGATGGTCAGGGCCCTGCGGGTCCTCCTGAACTACGATCCAGGAAAGGAGAATGACCATGGAACAGGCTCAAAAATCAGACCGGTGCATGAGGTGCAACCGGGCCCTGAGCAATCCCCACTCCATTGCCCGGTGCCTTGGACCAAAATGTTATAAGAAGGCCGGCGGCGGGGTGTTCGACGCCGATTTGCAGGCGGATGACAAAGAGTGGGCCCGCCGGGAGGAGTTGCTAAAGGCCGGCGGAGAGATTGACCTGGGGGTGAACTGGGATTACCCGGACCCTGGGAACATGATCAGGAGCTACCACATGCGCGTCAGCGTGAGATATAAGGACGGGGCCTTTGAGGCCTACGGATGTTTAATGAAGCCCGGCAAGGACCAGGAAGAAGTGGTTTTCGCCAGGGGGCAGGACCTGAAGGTTATCTACCGAGAGGCCATCGCTGCGGGGCCGACCGCAACGGCACAGGCCTACCAGGCCAGGAAACCGGCCTTTAGAGCTGCTAAACGAGCCGCCCGACGGGCGAGTTAGGAGGATGATGCATGAAACGCATGATCGCAGCCTTTGCAGGCAAGAACAAAGACTTCGGGCTTTACCTCTTAGCCATGCGGACCTGGCTCAATTGGGAGCGGTCCGGAGCGACCAAGAAGGCCGTAAACCAATAACGAGGGAGGATGTCACATGGATAAACAAGCATTAATCGAGCGCCTGCTGGCGCTTCCGGTTGATATCGAGGCAGCGGAAAAGCATGTATTGTCTATGTCCCAGGCCGTTGACGCGGCCCGGGAGCAAGTGGCGACCATTGAGAAGGACGCCATTCTGAACGGTGCCATCACCGGCAAGAACGAGACTGAGCGCAAGGCCCAGATGGCCGCTCTTACGGCTGAAGCCAGACAGGCGGTCACAGAGGCGGAGACACAGCTAAGTATAGCCCGGGTGGCTTATAACCGTCTACTGAACGAGTTCAGGGCGCTGCAAACGGTAGCCCAGTTGTTGAGCAAGGAGGTGGCGTAAGTGGCTGTGAACGAGACCGCTATTGCGGTCATCAACGAGTATCCCCCCAGCAAATTCAACCTGCTGATACCTGTTAAAACCATGCAGGAGATCAGCCCTCTGCACAAGGTCGTAATTAATCAGGTCCAGATCAACCCCGACCCTAAGAGCGGTAAGGACGTTTACGCCGAGAAGAACGGCGAGCTTGCTCTTACCAAGAAGGGGCTGGCAAAGCTGATGGCGGCGGCCAATATTCAGGTAGTGGACAGCCGGCCGGTAACGCCCCAAAAGTGCCAGCGGTGCGCCGAAATTGCCCGGCAGACGAGGATGGCACCTCGTTGCGGGGATTGTCCCAGTTCCGACGACGTGGCCTACCAGGTGACCATTGCCGTTCCAGAGCCTTCCGGCACCTGGCGCATGGTCAGAGCCACCAAAGAACTGCGCATGGAAGACGAGCGGAAGAAAATGACCGATAAACAGTTCGATCAGTTCTTTCCTTACCGGACAGAGCATTGCGAGACTAAGGCGTTGAATAGGGCCCTGCGAGAAGCTCTGATGATTAGTCCGACCTACCCTGCGGCAGAACTCCAGAAGCCTTTCGCTGTCGCCTATGTGGTGCCCAACATGGCCGACCCGGAGATGAAGCGGGCCGTGGCCGCTAAATACGCCGGTTCAGTGGTGGAGTTGTTCGGAGCCGGATCGCGCCCAAGCAACGAGCTTCAACAGCGGTATTTAACCGATGGGTCCCAGCAGCAGGCTGTGGTTGAGATTGGCCCGGATGACCCTGACGAGGCTGAAATTACACCCGCAGCGCAAACAGAAGAAGTCCCGCCCTGGGAGCAAGATGATCCGTCGACAGAAGTGGCACAGGACACCATTGCATGCGAGGAGTGCGGCCAGGTGATCACGCCCTCGGGAAATTGGACGCCGGAGGCCATTCGAGACTATAGCCAGCGGACATGGGGCAGGGTTTTATGCCCTGAATGCCAGAAGGCTGCCCGCAAGAACGGAAAGGCGGGTGGCAGACGATGAGCATCCGCGTTCTCCATTTTGCAGATCTGCACATGGGAGAATACCCCGGCCCGACGGTGGCCGGGGTGAACTCCCGCCTCAAAGACATTGAGAACATGCTGTACCATATCGCCAACGAGGCCCAGGCCGGAATGTATGATCTGGTGGTGTTCGCTGGCGATGCCTTCAAAACCCGTAGACCGTCATACCGTGAAATCCTCACCGTAGCCAACGGTTTGGCCCACGTTGCGCCCAGGGTGCCTGTGGTGGCTATATCCGGCAACCACGACACCCCAAATGACGGCAGCGAGGGCGCATGGGATGTAATCACAGCCATGAATATTCCCGGGCTGACGGTGCGAACCAGGCCAGCAGCGGATGTCATCCACACCAAATCAGGCCCGGTACAGGTGTTCTCACTTCCTCACTTCACCAAGTCAACCCTTTTGCAAAAAGAAGAATATCGCGACCTCACGCTGGAGCAGATTAACAAGCTCCTGGGCGAGAAGGCTATGGACATCGTGCGCCATTTCGCGGGCCAGCGCGATCCAAGAATGCCATCCATATTGATGGCCCACCTGTCAGTTACCGGCGCCGAGCTCTCAAACGGCCAGAACATATTTATGGGGGCGGAACCGATCCTGCCAACTGCCGAGCTGGAGACGCTGGGGTTTGATTATGTGGCCCTGGGGCATATCCACAAGTTCCAGCAATTGTCACCGCGGGTGGCCTACAGCGGCAATCCGGAGCGAATTGACTTTGGGGAAGCCGACGAGGACAAAGGATACCTATCGGTCGAGCTGGAGCCTGGCCAGGTGCCGGTGGTCGAGTTCCACAAGACGCCAGCGCGGAAGTTCGTAACCGTGGAGGCCGATCTTGAGACACCGGAGGACCTGGAACGGTTCTATGACGACCTTTCCGGCACTTATCCGGACGGGTCCTTCCTCCTGCTGCCGGATACCACCGGCGCAATGGTGCGGGTCAAGTACCGGGCGCCTGAGGAAGTGGCAAAGATGGTCAATCATCAGGAGATCATCCGCCGCCTAAACATGGCCGGAGCCCACTATGTGGCCGGCATCCAGGCCGAGGTTGAACGGGCCAACCGGGCCAGGGATGAGGAAGTAACCGAGGCCATGAGCGTCCGGGATGCCCTGCTTAAGTATCTGGATAAAAACAATATTCCTGATGATGGTCTCTCCGGCATTGCTCAGGATCTTTTGCAGGAGGTGGCGATTTAATGGAACCGACCAAGATAAGCCTGGCCAATTTCGGTACTTATAGTCACGAGGAAGTAGACCTGTCAGGCATCCACCTGGCGGTAGTCAGCGGCCCCAACGGTGCTGGAAAATCCACCCTTTTCACAGACTCCTTACTCTATGCCCTCTTTGGGGCCAGCAGGACAGGCAACCTGGACGATCTGGTCCGCAAAGGCGAGCAGGACATGACCGTTGAGGTCCAGTTCCTACTCAATGGCCAGGAGTACCGGGTCATGCGGTCCAGGAGCACCAAGGGCAGGGGTAAGTCCGGTCTGGAGTTGCAGGTTCACAATGGGGATGGATGGCAGTCGCTGTCCGGTTCCAATATCAGGGATACGGAGAAACGCATCCAGGACCTGCTAAAGGTTACCCAGGAGACGTTCACCAGCTCCTGCCTGATCCTTCAGGGACGCAGCAATGAATTCACGGTTAAGGGGCCGGCGGAACGGAAGAAGGTCCTTGGGGAAATCCTGGGGCTTGAGGTTTATGACCGGCTGCAGGCGGCAGCCAAGGAAAAGGCCAAGGCCCTGGATGGCGAGATTAAGGCTCTAAAGGACCGGCAGGCGGCCATGGAGGCCCAACTGGCCGAGGCCGCCGGGCTGGAGGCCAGGAAGACCGAAATTGAGGCGGGCATTGCGGAAAAGACCGCCGCCCTCGCCGCCTTCCAGGAGCAGCTTGACCAAGTGAAGCGGCAGGAAGCCGAACTGGAGGCCAAGGCAGCCCAATATAATGGCCTGGTCTCCGAGGACGACAAGCTGGAACGGGAAATCGAGGCTCTGCAGCGGGAACGGGCGGACCTGGAGCAACGAGTGGACAGGGCCAGGAAGATGTTGGCCAGCGAGAAGCAGATCCTTGTCAAGGTTAATGAGTTGGAGCAGATCAAAGCGCGGATAGCAGTCCTTGAGGCAAAGCTCCCGCGCCTCCAGGCGGTGGCCGATGAGGCCAGGAAGCTGGAAAACCAAAAAGCACAGGCTTCCCGGACTATTGCGCAGGTAGTTGGGCAAATCAGGGAAATTGAGGCCGTCCTGTCTAACCGTGCAGAGCTGGAAGCGGCGGCGGAGCAATATCAGAAAGCAACAGCGGACCTTGAGGCCATCGACGCTATTGGGGAGCGGTGGCTGGTCCTGGACCAGCAGGTAAAAGACGCCCGGCAAAGATGGGAACGGGCCGGCTTCGAGTTTGGGGCCAGGACCAGGGAACTTGAGAAAGAACTGCAAACACTGAAATCCAAGGCCGCTATGCTCGCCGACAGCGGTTGTATCGACCCCGAAAGGGCGGCGTGCCGGTTCCTGGCCGACGCCCAGCAAGCTAAATCCCGTATGGTCGAAGTGCAGGCGGAACTGGACGCCCTGGATAAATCGGAAGTGGAGCGCCTGGAGCAATACTGGCGTGAACTGCAGGCCGAAAGGGACGCCCTTGGTTACGACCCTACCGTTCGGCAGCAGCTGAGAAACCTGGCCACTTCCTTGCGGCATAAAGCTGAACAGGCGGCGCAATTGGGGGCCAAAGCTGAACTGTTACAGAACCTCAAGCACCAGGAACGGCAGGCAAAAGAAAGTCTGGCCGATATCGAGGCAAGATATACGGCCCTTGCCGACGAAGGACGCCAGCTACAGGCCGAGCTGAAGGACCTGCAGGCGCTTAAGACTTCTCTCCCCAACCTTGAACGGTGGGCGGCAGCCAAGGATGAACTGCCGGCAGCTCGCCAAGTGGTGGCCGAGGCGGAAAAACGGTTTGCTTGGTACAAGGAACAAATTGGCGAGCGGACAGCAAGGCGGGCAGAGATAGCGCGTCAGCTCGAGGAACGGGTTATCTTATGGGCCGAGCAATCAAAACTCGGGAATGAGGCGACATCCCTTAAGGCTAACATCGATGAGTGCAACCGGGCGCTGTCGGCCCTCCAGCGAGAATTGGGCATGGTCGAGCAACGACTGAAGGCTATTGATGCCCTACGAGCAGAGGCTGAGGACCTGACGGGCAAGCTGGCACAAATCGCTGCGCTACAAGTGAAGTATCAGACCTTGGTGAGGGCCTTTGGCCGAGATGGCATTCCAGCCTTGATCATCGAGAACGCCATTCCAGAGCTGGAGAGCATCACCAATGAAATACTGGGGCGTATGACTTCCAATGGCATGAACCTGCGGTTTGAGACCCAGCGGGAGTTGAAATCGGTTAAAGGCGCCGTCTCGGAAACACTGGACATCATTATCAGTGACTGGCGTGGAGAACGCCCTTACGAGACATTTAGCGGCGGCGAAAAGTTCAGGATTGACTTCGCCATCAGGATTGCACTGAGCAAGCTTTTGGCACGGAGAGCTGGGGCGAGCTTGCGGCTGTTGGTCCTGGACGAGGGCATCGGCAGCCAGGATGCTGAAGGGCGCGAGCGGCTTATGGAGGCTATAGCGGCCATTGAGAAGGACTTCGCGAAAGTTATAGTCATCAGCCACGTCGAGGAAATTAAAGAGGCCTTCCCCACTCGAATTGAAGTGGAGCCTGGGCCGGATGGAAGCAAGGTGAGGGTGGCATGATCAGGATTATTCACGGCAAACACATAGGGGCGTTCGGTTTAATGCCGGCCGCCCCGGGCACCTGCCCGGAGTGCGCGGTGGATCACCCGCCTGAGTTGCCCCATAACCAGCAGAGCCTGTTCTACCAATACAAATTTTACAATGACCACGGTCGGTGGCCGACCTGGGAAGATGCCATGTCCCACTGCAGTGAGGACATGAAGACCATCTGGCGGGAGGAACTGCGAAAGCGGGGTGTAGAGATATGAAAACTGCAATCGAGTGGTGCCCATATTGCGAAAACGAAGTCGAGGTTCATGCAGAGAGTCCTTCTCCTTGCCCGGTTTGCGGGAAGACATTGGTGCCATGTTCGACTTGCCAAGATAGCCTAAGCCGGCCTCATTTTGGCTGTAATTGGACTAATGAGAGGGGATGCTGGAGATTTAGAAGACCAGATTTGAATATTGAGTTATACAAATTCACGATCAACGCCATCGAAGCGAAAAGGAAGGCAAGCAAAGGTGAAGTTACGACACTTGAATTTGCTAGGATGGCACAATTGCGCCCCGATATATGGTGCGATATTAGGGCGTTCCGCAAAGTAGCTACAACCAAAGAACTAAAAAATATAAAAAACGCTGCGGAGAAGTTGGTATGATTATGATTTTGCAGTTATTATCCGCTTTACTTGTCTTTTTATCATCTGTAGAAATGTTTTTTGGTAAATACGAACCAGCTATATTCGGTATTCTCTTGGCGATATGGATAAAACTTGTGCTAAACGATCGAACATGAGATGAGATCCCGGAAGTGGACAACGCTTGAGTGGTCTTGCCCCTACTGCAAACAGAGTATGTTTAGCGCCTACCCGGCGCGAGATCAGGAGAAAGTGAGGTGCATTCATTGTGGACGGTGGTTTAACAACCCATATCACGAGATTGCTGGTAGATCCCGAGCTGAACGAAGCACTAACGGCACTCCAGGTGGCAAAGAACCACCTGGACCAGGCTGTTGACCAGGACATGGTAGAAGCGGCTTGTTACGAGATTACAGCCGCGGAACTGCGGCTAAGGGCGATAATCAGGAGGGCCAAAGCGGAAAGGGGTGATATGGTTGATCAAGTGGATGCCAGCAGAAAAAGGCTATTTGAAGATCAAGGTGCAGTGCCCAGAGTGTGGCCTCATGGTGGCCGGCAAAATAGACATACGGGAAGCGCAGCCAGTTTGGTTTGACGGACTGGGCTGGCTAACTGCTTTGTTAGCTGTTGCTATAGGAGTAGCAGTACTGATTGCCCAGCTGGGTAAATGGTAAGGGTGGTAGGATTGAAACCAATACTCAAATATCCTGGTGCGAAATGGAATTTAGCAAAATGGATAATACAACATATGCCTCCACATAAGGTCTACTTAGAACCATTCTTTGGTAGCGGGGCGGTGTTTTTTAATAAGCCTCCTGTTGGGATTGAGACTATTAATGATCTCGATGGGAACGTAGTTAATTTATTTAAAGTTATTCGTGACTATCCGGAACAGCTGTCTAATATGATTGAAATGACTCCCTGGGCAAGAGAAGAATACTATTCCAGTTACAAACCAGCCGACAATGGAATAGAAAAAGCACGAAGATTTTTAGTAAGGTGCTGGCAGGCATACGCAACCAGAACAGGTTGCAGAACTGGGTGGAGGCATAGTGCTACTGGCTTAGCCCCGAATATGCCCGAGCAATGGAATAAACTTCCGGCTAGAGTATTTAAAGTGGCTGATAGGTTAAAACATGCACAAATAGAATGCATGGAAGCCCTGAGTTTGATAAAGAAGTATAACTACGACAATGTTTTGATTTATGCTGATCCTCCCTACCTGCTAAATACACGCAATCGTGGGATATATGAACACGAAATGACGGATGAACAACACTTGCAATTACTTGAGACATTAAAGAAACATAAAGGGCCAGCGATTGTATCCGGTTATGAATCGGAGTTATACAACGATGCCTTAAAAGGCTGGCAGGTAATGCGCAAAACAGCGACTACCGAGAAAGGACAGTCAAAAACTGAGGTTATATGGATTAACCAAATCGTGTCAAATAATACTGGTTTATGGATGTTATGAGGAGGGATAATCGTGAAGCGTGACTGGCAAAAGGACTGGGAGTTATGTCAGAAAGCTACTAAAGGTAATTGGTTACTAGTGCAGGAGATTGAGAAGAGAGAGCTTTGGGAGAAAGGGGAGCGGGAGTATGCCCAATCGCATAATTAAAGAAAGTATATGCACAAGTGATAATTTAAACGAACTTACACCTGAGGAGGAGGTTTTTTTCTACCGTCTTTTAGTTAACTGCGATGACTTTGGACGGTTGGATGCCAGACCTCAGATTCTATTAGCTAAGTGTTTTCCTTTAAAAATTCATTCTATCACAGTTGAAGATATAGAACAATGGTTACAGGCATTAGTCAAACATGACTTAGTAATACTCTATGAAGTTGAAGGCAAACAGTATCTGCAGATGGCAACTTGGGATAAACACCAGCAAAAGCGCGCAAAGAATAGCAAATACCCCGCTCTTCCAGCACATGATAGCGATGCAAGTAATCTGATATCATCTGATATCAAATGCAATCAACTGCAATCAAATGTCCCCGAGAATCGAGAATCGAGAATCGAGAATCGAGAATACGAGAATACGAGAATCGAGAATCGAGAAAGTTCTGAGCAACCTGAGCAAAATGAATCTTGTGACGATGTCACGGAACCAGCTGAAAGCAAGAAAAAAGATTCTAAACCAAAAAGTCAGGGCAAGAAAAACCACAAGTTTAGCGAGGAAGGTAGGGAAATAACAAAATATCTCCAGGAAAAACTGAAGAATGCCGGAGTAGACCATTTCCCGCGAGACTGGCTCCTGAAAAACTATGCCACAGCAGACCGTTTGCTGAAAACTATACCCAAACATGAGCTGAAAGAGTGTATTACCTGGGCTATGGACGACCAGTTTTGGAAAAGTACGATCAATGACCTTCTGGGTGTAGAAAAAGCCTATATGCAGTTCAAGCGGAAAGGGGTGAAGGCTAATGGAATGCGTTCCCAAAGCATACCAGGACAAGGTAGAAGAGAACTGTATTCGGAGGAAGACAGAGAGAACGCAGCTACTTGGGAGTGGTGAAAGCCTGCTGGATATGTTTACTCCTGTTATTCCTGAGCTAGCGAGGATGGAAGCAACAGAAGAAGAGGTGCGCCTAAATCTCCAACTTGGCGGCTGGGATTTATACGATGTGTATCAGCACCGAACAGCATGTGCTAATTGCACTTTCACGGATCACGACAGGGAATGCAGTTTCCCCATACAGAAATACAGGTTTATGCGAATTGACGTTGGCTTGGTGGTAGAAACAAGGCTGGTAAACAGTTGCAAGGCAAAAGAGGATCCTTACGTTATCGCAAAACGCGAGAAACTGTTGGAGGGTCTAAAATTGCCCAAGGAATTTCAGAAAAAAGACTTAGAAAACTACAACCCTAAAAACGACTCCCAAGACCAAGCAGTTGGGAAAAGCAGACAGTACGTGCAAAACTTTGTAAATCATGCTTTACAGGGCGAAGGCTTGGTTTTTTCAGGCCCTACAGGTACAGGGAAAACACACTTGGCTGTAGGGGTAGCGAAAGAAATTATCCGAAAATACTTACGTTGGATGGTTTTTATTGATGTAGGAGTATGGGCGCATGATTTTGTTTACGGCAGTAGGAGTTTTGAAGAAAAGAAAAAATCCATAGACCGCATGAAAAGAGCAGAGGTCTTAATATTAGACGATTTAGGAGCTGAGCTTGGCCTGTCAAACAAAACAACGGCAATAGGGGCTTTGAATTTGGTTATTATGCACCGGTATAACCAAGCAAAGCCAACTATCTGTACTACGAACCTTCCTCCTGAAAAACTAAAGGACTACTTAGGCAAAAGGGCCTGGAGCCGTTTGCAAGGGAAAAACCTAAATATCCCGCTTATTGGGCAGGATTATCGTATTACGGATAACCCCTGGGCCGATCTGGGCGAACTGGTGGAAATATAAGAGGTGACTGTCGGTGCGAGACAAACTTCCTAGCATGTGTATTGAACTAGTTCCCGGCGCAAACACGTATGTAGTGCCGGAAGAGGAACCAGACCCCCAGCCACCGGAATGGTTTGTGGACACAAATACCTACTGGAAACGCAGAAACCCAGAAACGGGGAAAGAGGAAATATATAAAATCACGGACATAAAAGGAAATATCCTATGGCAGAAAGGGGAGGGTGAAGATATGCCAATAAAACCTAGAGATAACAGAGAAGAAAAAATGCCGGAGATAAAAAGGCTCAGAGCCGAAGGCAAGACTCTCAAAGAAATATCAAGGGAGTTGGACGTACCGTATGCCACGTTGTATATGTGGTTACGGATTGAAGAAGAAGGCAAGACAGGAAACTCGAAAGTACACCCAAACAAAGAGGAACTAATTCCGAAAATCCTCAAAATGCGGGAAGAAGGGAAGACAGGAGCTGAGATAGCTAAGGAGCTGAACATACCGGAAGGAACTATCTGGTCATGGCTGTATGTAGAGAAAAACAAGAAGCAGCAGGCCCAGGAGTCCGAACCGGCTGAGGCTGCCAACCAGGAGCCGGAACAGGAGGAAGAGGAAAAAGAAGATTATTCTGAGCCTGCTGAGGAAAGTATAGCAGAGGAAATCCCTCCTGTACAGCTAGCGCAGGAACATATACTGGCTAGGGCTAAGGTGCATGTGCAAAAGGTCATAGAGGACCCGGTTGCCCTGGCCCTCTTGAAAGAGCTTTTACGGCAGGAGGTAATATAAAAAACACCGCATACTACCTATTCGGAAGAAGGTAAAGAAATGAAACACATTGTTTCCTATTCAGGCGGAAAAGATAGCACTTATATGCTGATTAAAATGCTAGAAAAGAACATGCCTGTAGACGAAATCATTTTTATAGATACAGGAATGGAGTTTCAGCAATTGTATGATTATATAGATCGTATTGAAAATTACATAGGACGCAGAATTACACGCCTGAAGCCTAAGAAAACCTGGGACGACCTGTTCTTTCATAAAAAGACCAGGGGAAAACACGTAGGGCAGATAAACGCTTTCCCTATGGTTAGAACTTGTGATATGTCAAGACAACTGAAAATTGAAACTGCCAAACGCTATTATCGTTCCATAGCAGACAAGTTTATCGTTTATCTCGGCATAGCGTATAACGAACCTAAGCGGTTCGCAAGGCTTAAAGACAATGAAAGAGCACCTCTGTACGAATGGAAAATAACAGAGGATTTTGTACTTAAAGAACTCAAGCGTATGGGGTTGCATAATCCCCTCTACGATACTTTTGACCGCTTGGGTTGTTACACCTACCCCAATATGACTTTAAAGGAACTAAGGCTTATGCGAAAACGATACCCTAAAGAATATTCTAAGTTGTTGTGGTATGGCAAGCAGGCGGAAAAGCACGCAATCGAACGTAGGTTTGCAGAGTTCAAACCTGATTGGACGCTATCGGAATTGGAAAAACGCTTCCAGTTGGAAGAACAACAGGGAACTTTATTTAGCGAGGTGATATAAATGGCACGCAAAAAGCGAGGCAGAGGTGGAAATCGTTATGACGATTCCCTTTACTGGCACTGCATACATGCATATGCAGACGATAACTGCTTTAAGACCCCACTGGAGGAACGGACGTGGGTAAGGAAGAAGAAGGGGCGTAAAGTTAAGGTTTATAGAGGGAAATTGGCAAATGGCACTATTTGTAAAAAAGAAATCACACTCTGGAAAGTACTGGAATGTGAAAGGTTTAAGAGGGGGAGGAAACATGTTAACGCTGATTGGAATCTGTTGTATAGAAGTCCTCTATGGGGGGTTATTTTGAACAAGAAGTTAAGTAAATTGGCAAAGTGAGGAGGGATCCAGGATGGAAATTTCTTTCACAGTCCCCGGCAGACCCGTCCCGGCTGCCAGGATGACTAGGCGGGGGAAATTCGTAAAGAAAAATGCTCAGCGTTACCTGGCATATAAAGACATGGTGCGCTGGACGGCATGGGACGTAATGAGACAAGCCGGGATATCTCCCTTGGAGGGACCTGTTGGTGTAGAAGTACATGCTTACATTGCCGGCGGGAGAATGGGGGATTTAGACAATATTGAAAAAGCAATTTTCGATGGTATGAATGGCATTGTTTGGCATGACGACAGGCAGATAGAGGAGGTACATGCCTACAGGCACAAGGGTAAGCCCCAGAGAACGGAAGTCCGAGTATGGCTGTTGAAGGGGGAAAGGGAAAATGAAGTGTCCTAGATGTGGTGGAGAGTTGTTTCAGGTTTATTTTCGGGGATGAAGTTGAACGCTGGCGTTGCATGAAGTGTGAGATTGTTTTCTGGCTGCAAGTAGGAGGAGGGCAGTAGAAGTGGATATATTTCCTAAACCGCCTCAAGAACTAGAAGGATATCGCTTTATGGGTTATGCCATTTACGCTGATTATTTTTATGAGATTACCATGTGGGAAGACAAAAACGGGAATCGAGTCCAAGTTTATAGGGGAAAACACGGGGAACATATTGCCAGAACGGCAGAGGAACAGTACGCAATCTACAGATTGTATGGAATACCTGAGCCTTATCCGGAATCTGATTTAAGGCATGAGATTCAAGGAAGTTTGTTTTAAGGCAGGTTGAAGGTGTAGATTGAGAGGGAACGGTATGGCTATCAAAAAGACTGCACAAAGTAAGGAAAAAAGCAATAAAGAAAAAATAAAATACCTGAAACGTTTCACTATTCTGGACAAAGAAATAAACCGCAAAATAGAAGAGATAGCATACTGGCGAAGGAAACTGGAGAAAATTACAGTTACGTACTCGGACGAGCCTAAAAGAGGTGGAGGCAGCATATATAGCAGGGCAGAGGATATTATAGCAAAGATTGTGGATTTGGAGCAGGAGATAAACACGGATATTGATAAGTTAATTGATATCAGGCAAGAGATTTTATCAATCATAGAGGCAGTAGAGGATGACCGGGAAAGGCTGCTTTTGCAGTACCGGTACCTGGACGGCAAAACCTTTGAATGGATTGCAGCAGAGATGAATTACAGCTGGCGGCAGATACATAGACTACATAGTAAAGCACTCACAAATTTAAAGATGTCATAGAATGTCATAGTCTTGACATGGTATTATGTAAGCTGAAAAGAGTAACAGAAAGCCTCCGGTGGGATCGCCAGTCCTACGGGGGCTTTATTTGTTGCGATACAAGGCGAGTGCCGGCACAGGCCGGAGGGTATACGCACCGAAAAGGCAGGGGTGGGGCGGGGTGTGTGAATATTATTAAACACAGAGGGCCATCGGGCTCTTTTTTCATGTTTTAAGGATGGTGAGGTGATGTGAGGTTAACCGAAAAGCAAAAAAGATTTGCTGATTACTATATTGAAACTGGTAATGCTACAGAAGCAGCTATTAAAGCTGGATACAGCCAAAGAACGGCAAGATTTATAGGAGCCGAAAACTTAACAAAACCTAACATAAAATTATATATTGAGCAACGATTAAAAGAACTTAAAGATGAGCGCATTGCCGATGCAACAGAGGTTTTACAATATCTGACTTCCGTGATGCGTGGGGAAATGACTGAAACGAGATATATTGCTGTTTACGATAAAGATGGCTCTTTTGTAGAAGAAAGAGAAGGGCCGCCAACAGTGAGGAACTAAAGGCACAGATTGAGCAATTGCAAGCTGAGAACCAAAAAGCCGCCGAAGAATGGCAGGCAAAGATGTCACAGATGAAGCTTGACTTTGCCATAGAAAGAGCATTAACGACAGCTAAAGCTAAAAACATCAAAGCAGTAAAGGCTTTGCTTGATATGGATAAAGTTAAGCTGGATGGCGACCAACTGCTTGGCATAGATGAACAGCTGAAAGCACTCCAGCAGTCAGACCCGTACCTTTTCGGAGAAACCGGCAAAGTGGGCAGCGGCACAAACCCGCCAGGTGCCGGTAGCCCTGAAGTTAACCCGTGGAAGCCGGAGACGTTTAACCTTACACTGCAGGGGCAAATCCTGCGGGAGGATCCGGCTAAGGCAACACGGATGAAAGCAGAGGCGGGAGTAAAATAACAACAAAGAAAGGTGATGTAATATGTCAGTAACCAAAACCATAATCAGTGACGTTATTGTTCCCGAAGTGTTTAACCCGTATGTGATTCAGCGTACTGCTGAACTGAGTGCATTTTATCAATCCGGAATTATTGCCAGAACTCCGGAGCTGGACGAGAAATATTGTGACGTCATCGTCCAGCGCTGGGAGGAGTTGACTGGCGAGAAGGCGGTGCTGGTCCATGACCCGGCCGCATGATGTTCACCAGGAGCCGTGGGAGCGCCAAAAAGGAGAAAGCCGTCAGGCTTTCCAGGCTTTTGCCATATACCGGGACATGGGGGCCGCCCGTAGTCTACAAAAAGTCGCCCAGCAGTTGTCCAAATCCCTGGCATTGATGAAGCGGTGGAGCGAAAAGTGGTCCTGGGTGGCTCGGGCGGCAGCCTGGGACGCGGAGTTGGACCGCAAAACCAGGGAAGCCCAGGAAAAAGCCCGGGCCGAGATGGCAGAGCGCCACATCAAAGAGGCCATGCTGTTCCAACAAAAAATAGTTGAGCGCCTCAAAACCTTGGAACCGGACGACCTTTCCCCTTCCGACCTTGCTAAGTGGTTTGATATCGCAGTCAAGGTGGAGCGCCTGGCCCGGGGCGAGCCCACCGAGAACGTGAAACAGGAGGTGCAGGGGCAGGTGACGCAACGCTATGAAAATGAACTTGTCCGGCGCATCCTTGAGGACCCTGAAGCCAGAGAGATCGCAAGAAGGCTTTACCGAAAAGGAGTTAATCGCGATATGGAGAGCTGACGCCAGAGATAGCCTGGCGTTTTTCATGGAATACGAGAGCGGCGGCGAGTGGAAGCCAGCGGCTCACCTGAACCTACTGTGTGAGAAGTTGGAGGCCGTCGAGCGGGGCGAGATAAAACGCCTGATCGTGGAGATGCCACCTCGGCATGGAAAAAGTGAGGTTGTCTCCAAGAAGTTCCCCGCCTGGTATCTCGGTAGGAACCCAGACAAGGAAGTCATCCTGACTTCCTATGGCGCCGATCTGACGTTCGATTTTAGCCGTATCGCCCGGGACACCTTTGAGTGCTGGGGACCTGAGCTATGGGATGTAAAGCTGTCGGCCCGCAGTTCGGCAGTCGGGCGCTGGGAAATTAAAGGGCACCGCGGAGGCCTGACGGCGGCCGGAATTGGCGGCCCGATCACAGGCCGCGGCGCCCATGTGGCGATCATCGATGACCCGGTAAAGAACTGGGAGGAAGCAAACAGCAAGACCTATCGGGAAGCAGTTTGGAACTGGTATCGCACCACCTTGCGGACCCGCCTGGCACCTGGCGGGGCGATCATCCTGGTCCTGACCAGGTGGCACGAGGACGATCTGGCCGGCAGGCTCCTGAAGGAAGCCAAAAACGGCGGTGAGCAGTGGGAGGTACTCCGCCTCCCTGCCCTGGCCGAAACCGGCGACCAACTGGGGAGAGAACCAGGAGAGCCGCTCTGGCCAGAGCATGGTTTCGATAAGGCATGGGCCGAGAGCACTAAAACGGCGGTCGGCAGTTATGTTTGGGCGGCCCTTTATCAGCAGCGGCCAATGCCGGCGGAGGGTGGCCTGTTCAAGCGAGTGAACTTCCGGTATTTCCAGGCCGAGGCAGAATGGTACACCCTGCACCGGCCCGAGGGCGACAGGAAGATACCCAAGAAGGACTGCTGGATATTCCAAACCTGCGACCCGGCGGGGTCCACAAAGACCACGGCAGACTATTTTGTCCTGGGAACATGGGCGGTCACACCAGATCGAGAGCTGTTGCTCTTGGATATTATTCGAGAGCGGCTGGAGGGCCCAGACCAGCCGCGGCTGTTTAGAGATGGATATCGGCGTTATTCCCCCTCCTTCCAAGGGGTGGAGACAAAGAACATGGGCCTCACCCTGTACCAGATGCTGCTCCGGGAAGGCCTTCCAATCCGGGAGCTAAAGGCTGACACCGACAAGGTGACCAGGGCATTGCCGGCGGCGGCCAGGATGGAGGCCGGCATGATTTACTTCTTAGAAGGCGCCTCCTGGCTGGGTGATTATGAGGCAGAGTTGCTTGCCTTCCCGAATGGCGAGTATGACGATCAGGTGGATGTTACTTCTTATGCGGCCCAGCAGGTAGCGGCAGGGCCACAGTACGAGATTTATTAAAGCGGGTGTTACCGATGGGGTGAAAGATAGAATTCAATCCCTCCGCGCTGGCCTCGGGCTGGTCGGTGCGGGGTTTCAAGTAATGATGGGCAGTAAAGCCCCGGGGGCGTTATTGTCGCAGGTCTGGAACGCCATCCAGGCCCGGTGGGGTGAACCGCCCAAACGCAGTTCCAAGCAGTGGCTGGAGCTGTATGGGAAAAACCCCCGTCTCCGGCCAGTCTACAAGATTGCTAAAGACGTTGCGGCCGCCCAGTGGCACCTCTACGTCAAGCGTGACAAGGAAAAGGCGGAGTTGCAAGACCATCCTTTGATCAAGCTGTTGGACAGGCCAAATCCCCGCATGACCGGGAACGCGCTCATGTATCTTACTCAGGTTTACCTGGGTTTACGGGGTGAAGCGTTTTGGCTCCAGGAGCGGAACGGGCTGGGAAGCCCGACAGAATTATGGCCGCTCCCCCCCTACTGGGTGGTTGAGACACCGGCATTGAACCGGCCTTATTACCGAGTGGATTTTCACAACGGAACCCAGCTCATGGTGCCGGCAGAGGATATCATCATGCTGGCCGAGCTGGACCCGGCGAACCCCTACGGCCGGGGCTTGGGGTCAGCCGAGGGCATCGGTGATGAGGTCGAGACCGACGAGTATATGGCGAAGTGGGCGAAGCGCTTTTTCTGGAATAACGCAACTCCGCCGGTTGTCTTTGAGGCGCCGAATATCCAGAAGGAGCAGGCCGAGCGCATCAAGGAGGAATGGATGGAGCGGTACTCCGGTTACTGGAACGCTCATAAGCCGGCCATTCTTCCCTGGGAAGCCAAAATCCACGAGCTGGGCAAAGGCCAAAAGGAAATGGACTTCGTGGAGTCCAGGCGGTATATCCGTGACGTGGCCATGCAGCATTTCATGATTCCCCCCGAGCTGATGGGGGTAATCGAGAACTCGAACCGGGCCACCATCGACGCGGCTTATTACATCTATGCAGCTAACGTCCTCAAGCCCTGCCTGGACCTGATCCAGGAGCACATCCAGATGTTCCTGGTGCCACAGTTCGATGAGAAGCTGATCTTTGAGTTTGAGGACCCGGTGCCGGCTAACAAAGAATTCCGGCTCCAGCAGTCCAATGACGGCCTCAAGCAAGGCGCACTCACCGTGGACGAATGGCGCCAGAGGAACGGCTTTGAACCTCTCCCGGCGGGCGGGGATATTCTTTACGTGCCCATCGGGGCGGTGCCCACCGAGGTCGGCAAGGCCAAAGGGGCGGCCGGGACAAAGACGGTCCGGCGGCGGGGCATGACGCCGGAACAGAAAACGGCGGCCTGGTGGATGTTCGAGAAGGCGGCCCGTAACCAGGAGGGCAACCTGCAGCGGGTACTGAAGCGATATTTCCAGGCGCAGCAGGATGAGATTAACCGGCGGTTGGAGGACCTGCTGAGCGCCAAGGCCGTGGTCAAGGATGTGGACAACCTTCTTGAGTTGCTGGCCGACTGGCCGCAACAGGCCCAGGCACTCATGGACCTCTTAAGGCAGTTCTGGGACGCCTCCGCCCGTGACGGCTGGCAGGCCGTGCAGGACATCTTCGACTTGCCGGTGAGTTATGACGTGGTCAACCCGCGAGTAGTCCAGTGGATGGAAACCGAGGGAGCCGAGAAGGTCAAAGACATCACCGAGACCACCAAGCGGGCCCTGGCTGAGACCATCGCTGAGGGCATTGCCCAGGGCGAGGGAGTACCGAAGATACGGGACCGGGTGTCCGAGGTATTCCGCCAGGCCAAAGGGGTCCGGGCTGAAACTATTGCCCGCACCGAGACCCACAACGCTGTGAGCACTGGCACCTTTGAGACCTACCGTGCTGGCCGGGTGGAGCAGAAGGAATGGCTGGCCACCCGCGATCCACGCACGCGGGACAGCCACATTGACATTGACCGGGAGGTGAGGCCTATCGACCAGGAGTTTTCCAACGGCCTGATGTACCCGGGGGCGCCCGGTCCGCCCGAGGAGGTCATCAACTGCCGGTGTGCGCTGTTGCCGGTCATTGAAGGTGTAGAGGATTAAAGGGGGTGAGAACGTGGATTTGAAACACAAGGCATTACCAATCAGTATCAAGCAAGGCGACCAGGATACACTGGTCTTTACCATCAGCACCAGGACACAGGACCGCGATGAGGACATCCTGGAGCCCAACGGGTGCCGCCTGGACAACTACATGAAAAATCCGGTGGTCCTTTTCGCGCACGATTACAGGAGCCTGCCTGTCGGCCGGAGCAAAACAATATCCGTGACGGCTGATGCGGTGGTGGCCGAGGTGGAGTTTGCCCCCACCCAGATGGGTCAGGAAATTAAACAGCTCTGCCAAGCCGGGTTCCTCAAGGCGGCTTCGGTCGGGTTTATCCCGCTCAAATATGAACCACTCGGAACGGGTTCCTGGGGCCATAGGATTTATGAGTGGGAGCTGCTGGAGTGGAGCATTGTGCCGGTACCCTCCAACCCCACCGCCTTGATCAGCGAGGCTAAGGCCAAAGGGCTGAAGGTGACGGCGATTGAGGAGGCGATGGAGAAAGGGGCTATCAGCTACGGCCGGGCCCACCCTGATGGCACACCGAAGGCGCCGGAGGATGAGGCATGGGATGGCCCCGGGGAAGTAGCAGCCGCTGACCAGAAAGAGTTGCACATCATGTGCGCCTGGTACGATAGCCAAGCTTCCGATGATGATGGCGATGGATGGCCGGACCAGAAGCAGGCTTACAAATTGCCTCATCACAAGGCCGGCGGTAATCATGCCGTGGTGTGGCGCGGTGTATCTGCTGCCATGGCTGCTCTTTTAGGTGCCCGGGGCGGCGTAGATATTCCCGAGGGAGACCGCAAGGCCGTATATAACCACCTGGCGAAACACTACGCGGATTTTGACAAGGAGCCACCGGAATTCCGTAGCGCCGATGAGATCATCGCGGCCTACGCCGAGGGGAAACCGAAAGCCCAGCCCGCACCGGATCAGAAGGCCGGCGCCGTACTGAGCACCAAGAACAAGGACCGCCTGACCCAGGCCCGGGACCTGATCAACGAGGTGCTGACCGAGGCTGGCGAGGGCCAGGATGGAGAACCCAAGGGTATTTTCATTCGCCTTGACCCCGGCCAGGTGCTTGAGCAGAAAGGCCTCGCTGAAGTGGTGGCTGGTGAGATCGCCAAGCGCCTTACCGAAGTGTTACCCAAGACCCGGGCCAATTTCCCGGCGGCGATTGACCTGGAAGCCATACAACTACCCGCGGCGGCCAAAGCCGATGACCAAGAACTAAAAGTCGAACCCGAGATGTTGAAAGAGCTGCTGAAAGACGTGGTCAAGGAAGAATTGGATCGCGCCCGCGGGCGAGTGAGCTAATTGAAAGGAGATGGAACTCATGACCTTAGAAGAACTGAAGGCCCTCATGAAGGAGACCGTACAGGCCGAGCTGGCTCCTGTGTTGGAGACCCAGCGGAAATATGCCCATATGCTGGACGGCGGAGCCGCTGCCAACCAGCCACCCGCCCCGACCAAGGGGCTGGAACCCGGCATCCGGCTGGCCCGCTTCGCCAAGGTGATGGCCTTGGCAAAGAATGATGTGGAGCGGGCAGCTAAGATTGCCAAGACAATGTACGATGACGCGGTGCTCGTAAAGGCCTTGGGCGAAGGGACCCCCTCTGATGGTGGTTACTTGGTGCCTGAGGAGTTCGGCCAGGAGATTATTCCTCTGCTCCAGGCCCAGGCGGTTATCCGCAAGATCGGCGCACGCATGGTACCCATGAGCAGCAACGTCATGAACATGCCGCGCCAGACGGCGGCCAGCATGGCCAGCTACATCGGTGAGAACACAAACATCCAGGTGAGCCAGCCGGCCTTTGGCAACTTGAAGCTGTCGGCCAAAAAGCTGGCGGCCCTGGTGCCCATCAGCAACGATCTTATCCGTGATGCCAGCACTCAGGCGGACCAGTTCGTTCGCGACGACATCATTACCGCCCTGGCTCTCAAAGGCGACTGGGCGGCCATGTATGGGACCGGGACGGGGGATGAACCCCTGGGGTTGAAGAACACTCCCGATGTGGAAATGCGGTCTGTAGGTGCTGCAGTTGATGGTGACGTCTTGGCCTCGGTGATCGGGAGTATTATGCAGGCCAACGTGGCTTTCCTGCAGCCGGGCTGGATTTTCAACGGGATTATGTGGAGCAAGATTTACAACCTCAAGACCACCACTGGGCAGTACCTGTTCCGGGACGAGATGAACCAGGGTAAACTCCTGGGATATCCTTACCAGGTCAGCAACCAGATCCCGGTGTCGGCCGATACCAACAAAACCACGGACATCTTTTTCGGGGACTGGGCGGAGTTCATGATCGGCGAGAACATGAGGATTGCCGTGGATGCCTCCACTGAGGCTGCCTATGTGGTGGGAGGCAACCTGGTATCCGCCTACTCTCTTGACCAGACCATCATCCGGGCTATCGAGCGGCACGACTTCGGGGCCAGGCAGCCCAAGGCCTTTATCGTGCTGACCGATGTCTACACTGCCTAATGAGGAGGGATTAAGATGAGCTTAAAGCTACATCAAAGCGTTAAACTCCAGCCAGCCATTCGGCCCCAGGCGGCCGCGGCCGGGACCGTTAATGGCCTTTCCATAGATCGCCTGGGCTTCGAGGATGCAGTGCTGCTGGTATCGGCGGGGGCGGTAGCCGGTGCCCCCACCGCCCAAACCGTGGATGTGAAAATCCAGGATAGTGCCGACGGGACCACCTGGGTAGACGTAGCCGGGCTGGCTGTCGAGCAGATCACCGCTGGCGACACGAGCAAGGAACTGGGCATCAACCTCTCTCCCCTGCGCCGTTACATCCGGGCGGTGGCCACTGTAGCATTCACTGGGGGCACTACGCCCAACATACAGTTGGCTGTGACCATTGCACTGGGCAAGAGCCGGGTGGAGCCGGTCTAATGCGGGTAAAAGTTAAACCGAGCCGGTCGCTTTACTATGGCGGCCGGCTCTACTCCAGCGGGGAAGAGTTCAAAGCAGGGGAGGACTTCGACCGCTGGCAACATGTGGAGCGCATTGAGGAACCCGCAGAAAAGGAGGTCCAGGAAGAAGTGAAGCATGACGATAATGACCGGGACAAGAATAATGCCAAGGAGATGGATCGCCCGCCGGCTGACAAGGCCATCAAGGGCGGCCAGGTCAGGAAGAAGTGATGTAAATGGCTCTCTCGGCGCATGCCTTGACCACACTGGCGGCGGTCAAGGATTTCCTGAAAATCGATAACACGGACAGCCAATATGATGGGTTGTTGGAGCGCATGATCAATGCCGCTTCGGAGGCCATCGAGGGGTATTGTCAGCGGCATTTCGAGCGGGCCAGTTACAACGAGTGGTACCGGGGAAACGGCCGGCAGATGTTGGTGATTAGTCAGTCACCCATCATTCAAGTGATCCTGGTGGAGCTAAACAATAGCGCAATAACGGACTATGAGGTCATGGCGGACGATGGTATGCTCTATCGGCTGGCTCGGTGGCCGGCTTATGGGTATCCCGCCGGCCTGGTGGGTGATCGGGTGGGGTCCTCCCGGAATATCCGCGTGGTCTACGAGGCGGGCTACATCCTGCCCAAGGACGAGGACCTGCAGGCCTCTCCGCCCGTTGTTCGCACTCTACCCTACGACCTGGAGGATGCCTGTATCGATCTGGTGGCGTTGAAATTCAACCAGCGCCAGGAGGAGGCGGCCGGCAAGGTCACCCGGGCGCAAGCGGACTACCAGACTACCTACCAGCAGGATATCCCTCCTCGCCTTCGCCAGGTGCTGGATAGGTATCGCAGACTGGTGGTGGTTTGATGCAGTTCGAGGACTTGAATAAACTTGAGGAACTGCCGGAGTTCCTCTTGCTCCAATTCGCCAAGGCCGGGGAGCGGCGGATGAAGCTACTCACCCCAGTGGACAGGGGCCGCCTGCGGGCCAGCATCAGTTATGTGCAGACCGGAAACGAGGTCCAGATCGGCTCAAACGTCGAGTATGCGCCTTATATCCTGAGCGATACCGGGCCATACATTATCAGGGCGAAGCAAGCGCGAGCCCTGGCCTGGGTGGTTTATCCCGGCAAGGGGTCAAAAAAGATTAGACCTGCTTCGGACGATGCACAAGGTTGGCGCCGCCTCAGGAAGCGGGGTTTAGCCGCTTACGCAAAGTGGGTTAGACACCCTGGTGGCCGCAAAGTAATCAGCCGGACAGCTGAATGGCTGGCCCAACAGCAGGATAAAATTGCCGTCAGCGCCATCAGGGAGTATATGAAGGGGGTGTCAACTGAATGAGCTACCCCAGTTATCAGGCGATGATAGAGGGAACGCTTGACTCACTGGTAGCACGACTGCAGACGGTCCAGGAATTAAAAACGGTGGCCATCACAGAGCCAGGGAAATTGGATGTAGGCAGGATGCCTGCCGCATATGTAATGCTGGATAAGGACGTAATTAAGCGCGGGACCAGGTTCCTCGAGGAACACACGCTGACTGTGGTGGTGTCAGTTATTCGGACGGTGCGCGGAACAGTCCACGGAGATGTGGAGCTGGCCCGGGGATTTCAGGACGGTGTGGCCCTGGTGGGCGCTTGTTATGATGCCCTGGCAACCGACAGAACCCTGTCTGGAACTGTGAAGGACCTGACCATTACGTCGGTCGAGTATGGTAGGACGCCGCTGGATGTTGGCGTGGTGTTCTGGGGTGAGCTGCAAGTGGATATTCAGACTGCTTATGCACCTGGCCAGCCAACAGAGGGCACGCTCATGCAAAAAGTCACAAGTGCGGGCCAGATACGTTGATGGAGGTGATTGACGTTGCCTAAAGACAAGGACAGAGTGGAAGAAGTAAGCGCCCCGGTCGCGAGTACATACCCGCGAGCGGAGCTGATTTCGAATTCGCATGCCATCTTCGGAGTTATGCCGGAGGTGGTCATTGGTGCTTTGCACGGCAATAATGCCGAAGAGCTAACGGTGGCCGAAGTCAAGAAGGCCATCGAGGATTTTCTGAAAAGGAAGGTGAGCTAAATGGCAGGAGGAACTTGGAGCCCAACGGAAGCGAAAGTCAGACCGGGTTTTTACATGAACTTTGTGGCCGCTGCTCTGGCTGCTATTCAACCCGGAGCGCGGGGCATTGTGGCCATCCCCGTCAAGGCTAACTGGGGACCGGCCAAACAGATTGTTGAGATCACTGATGAAAAAAGTTTGATTGACACCTACGGAGCGGATGTGGATGGCGGTTTCACTGCCTATAATTCCATCAAGTTAGCCCTTTTGGGCGGAGCAAAGACTGTCCTGGGGTATAGACTAGTAGATAGTGCTGCGGCAAAAGCATCCATCACTCTGAAGGATACAGCGGCGACTCCAGCCGACGTCCTGACCTTGACGACGAAGTACGAGACCGCTAGACCGTTCAAGGTCACGGTAAGGGATAACGCTGTAGACCCAACCAACAAGCAGGATATCGTGCTCTATGAAGATACCAAGCAGCTTTACGTATTTACCTTTGTCAAGGGCGCTGGTGTGGTGGATAATGCGGTCGCGGCCATCAATAATGATGCAAACAACAAGTGGATAACCGCCACTAAGGTAGCCGATGGAAATAACACCATCGCTAACGTGACCAGCCAGGCATTTACAAGCGGTAACGCCGGGGTGGGCAGCATCGCGAACACCGACTATGTGGATGCTATGTCCGCTTTTGAGACCAGGCGCTTTAACTTCTTTGCCCTCGACGGTGCTACTGATGCCAGCCTTCAGACCTCGGTCAAGGCATGGATTGAGCGCCTTCGTAGCGAGGGCAAGGGCGTGGTCGCTGTTATGGGCGGCTCTGTAACTGATGACCAGACACCAGCTACCGCAAATAGCCGCTCCACAGGCTTTAATTACGAGGGCGTGATTAATGTCGGTGTAAGTGGCATCATGGACGGCGTCACCTATTCCAGCGCTCAAGTAGCATGCTGGGTGGCTGGGAAGGCTGCAGGCCAGGCATTGAGCGAAAGCCTGACCTATGCCGTCACGCCTTTCGATGATGTTACCCCAAGGCTGACCCATAATCAGGTTGTGGCAGGGCTACAGGCAGGAACGCTGTTGCTGGTCCACGACGGCGAGAAGGTGATCGTAGAACAGGGCATCAATACACTGACCTCCCTCCGCCAGGGCCAGAACAACCAGTGGAAGAAGATCCGGGCCATCAGAGTCATGGATGCAATCAATGATGACCTGCTCAAGACGGCCCAGGACAACTATATCGGTAAAGTAAATAACAACGATGACGGCAAGGTGGCTTTAATCAGCGCCTGCAAGCAGTATATGGAGACCCTGGTCAATGGCGGGCTCATCGAGAAAGACTTCTCGGTCTACCTTGACCCGGATTATCATCCCGCCCTGGCTGCTCCTGACGAGGTATACATCAAATGGGACGCCAGGATTGTGGACAGCATGGAAAAAATATTCGGGACATTTGTGGTGCACTAAGGAGGTGGCATAGATGCCTGAACTGGACGTTAGTCGCGTAATCAACGGCACTTATGGTGAGGTTTGGATGGATGGTAAATGGTTGAGCAACTTCAATCATTTAGAGGCCAACGTCGAAATACAAAAGGCCGAGCTTAAAATATCCGGCAACCGCTGGACCAAACGTAAAGTTACCGGGCTAAATGGCACGGGCACTATTTCCGGTTTCAAGGTCACAAGCGAGTTGATTCAGCTTAACACACCAATGGCAGACAGCGCCAATCCAGCAGTAAGGGTTGAAATCATCAGCAAGCTGGCCGACCCGGAAGCCTACGGATACGAGCGTATCAGGCTGAAATACGTCATGTTTGACCGTATCCAACTGGCTAACTGGACAGCTGGCGAGACGGTCAATGAGGAATGGCCCTTTACATTCGAGGACTACGAGCTTCTCGACCCGATAGTCCAGAGTTAAAGGAGGGGTAAATCGTGGATACCAATAAACCCATGACTGAAGAAGAAATCCTGGAACGCCTGTTGGATGCGGACCGGGTGCCGGAAAGGACAGTCAAAATAGAGCGCCTGGGCATTCCAGTAACCATCCGGGGTTTAACCGGTAAGGCAGTATTTCAAATTCGCGAGCAGTGCACTCATCGCACCAATAAACGGGGCCAAACCATCGAGACCCTGGATGAGGAACAGTTCAATTGCCGGCTAATTGCTGCGGCCACGGTATCACCTAAGTGGGACCACCCCCGCCTTCTCGAGAAGTACAATGCCAGCGGCGCGGAGGAAGTTGTGAAGCGGATTTTGTTGGCCGGTGAGCTGGCTGCTTTGGGTGATGCTGTGTTGGATATCTCCGGCTTCAACGAGGAGCTGGAAGAGGTAAAAAACTAATTAAATCGGGCGGGTTAGCCCACCTGGTGCACCAGATTTTTCAGCGCACGGGCCTCCCGCCTGATGAATTTTGGGCAAAACCGCGGGGCGCTCAACTGTTCATGCTGGCAAGCACACAAATTGTTCTTGAGGAAGAGCGCCAGCGCGAGAAAGCGCTCGATACCCTGAGGCAAGGGAGGTGAACGGAATGGCTGAAAGCAATTACCGGATTAGCTTAGTCTTGCAGCTTCATGACCGCATGACTGCAGCATTAAACAAGATTGACAGCGCTGCCCGCAAAGTCGAGAATAGGACAAAACGGCTTGATCGGGTGATAGTCAGCCCCACCGTTCGCCTCATTGACAGGGCAAGTCATACAATTGTTCGCATCGGGTCCGGTCTACACTCTCTTTCATCACGGACTTGGAATATGACCATCCGGGCCAGGGATATGGTCAGCGGTGTCATTGGCCGAATTAAGAGCAGTCTGTTCTCTCTCCAGGGAATGGCTGCAGTGGCCCTGGGCGCCCTGGGGGCGGGCAAGCTGTGGGATGCAACTGCAGGCGCGGCAATGACATGGGAAACCCAAGCGGTGAGCATGGAACACTGGCTAAAAGGTAACAAGGCACTCGCCCAAGAGGTTACCGGCTGGCTGGAACAATTTGCCGCCGCCACTCCCTTTGAGATGGGCGACCTTTTCCCTGCTATGAGCCGGGCCATTGGCGTCAGTGATGGCGATATTAAAATGGCGGAGCGCATGGTAAAGCTCGCTGCCGACATGGCCGGTCTCACCCCTGGGAAAACGGTTCAGGATGCGATGGAAGCCCTGGCCGATGCTCAAATGGGCGAATTTGAGCGCATGAAAGAATTCAACATGAAGTTCTCAAAAGAGCAGATGGACGCCATTGGCGGATTCGCCGGGTTCCTGACTGAGGCCGAGAGCAAATTTGCTGGCGGGGCTGACAAACTCAGCCAAACCGCAATAGGCCGCCTTTCCACCATCACGGACACCATAAAAACCCTGTTTCGTAGAGCAGGAATGGGCATGCTGGAAGCCATTAAGCCAAGACTGGATAGAATAGTTGCTTGGTTTGATGGCAATAAGGACAAGATTGAGCGGTGGAAAGACGTGCTTATGCGCTTCGGACAAGAGGGCGCCGAGCGTTTCCTGAGCTTTTTTGAGAGAGCATTTACCCGCATTGGCCGCATCCTGGACGATCCGAAGTTTCAAAAGCTGGACTTCTGGGGTAAGGTGAAGTTTATTATTGACGACATCTCCGCCGGTATCAAGGATTGGCTGGATTCGGGCGGTCGGGATAAGATTGTTGCCGTCGGTCGAGAGATCGGCGGGTTCCTGTTTAAGGGCATTAAGATGGGTGTTACCGAAGCACTCAAGGGCCTGGGTAAGTTAAACCTGGAGGCTCTCAGGAAACCGACCGCTGAGAATATCGGCAGTGCAGCGCTGGCCGATATACTTGCAATCGTCGCAGGCAGCGCATTGCTCGGACCAGTGTTTCGTCTTGGCAAAGGGGCTGTTGGCCTTGGTAGGCGCATTCTGGGGCGTGGAGCAACGGCTGGCGCAGGCGTTGCGGCCGAAGCGGCGGCAGAAACAGCAGCAACGGCGGCCAAGGGCTTTAACCTCGGTCAGCTCCTACGTGAATGGTTTGTCACTCCGGCCAGCAAGCGGGCGCTGGAACCGATCAAGCGGACGGTGATCCCTGGTACCCCTGAACAAATATATCGCTATCGCGGCTTCCTGCCTGGGTCACCGGAAGTTGAGGCGTTCAGGGAAGCAGGAACGGCCGCCAGGACCGTGGGCGGTGGCTGGGCACCCTTGCGTTACATCGGCAAGTTTGGTAAGGTCGGGAATCTCTTATCACGTGTAGCCGTTCCCCTTACCTTAGCCACGGGAGCGGCTGAGGTTGCGCTTGCTCGTCCAGAAGAACGATTGCAGACGGGAATGAAAGTCGGCGGACGACTTGCTGGCGGCCTGGCCGGAGCCTCTCTGGGAGCAAAGGCAGGTGCTGCCATGGGTACTCTGATTGCTCCCGGCGTTGGTACCGTCATTGGCGGGGCAATCGGCGGGCTTGGCGGTGGTATTGCCGGGGCCATCGGCGGCGAATCGGTTACAAAATGGCTGTTCGCCAAGAAAGATGCCATAACGGCATGGGGTAAAAATACCGGCAAAGCGATAGGCGGATTTTTCACGGAAACGCTGCCGGACTTCTTCACAAAAACAATACCAAGTGCAGCAAGCAGGGCTGGAACTGCGATCTCTAACTTTGGAACAAAAATCGGAGACTCTATCGGTGAGTTTTTCACGAAAACAGTTCCAAACTTTTTAACGGTTCAGGTACCATATGCTATAGGTTATGCTGCTGGTGCTGTTAAGAAATTCTTCACCCAAACGCTTCCGCAAGGTTGGGATAATTTGTGGAGTTCTGTTGGTAACTTCTTTACACAAAGCATTCCAGCCTGGTGGACGGGAACAATCGTGCCGGCATGGAACAACTTCTGGGCATCAGTAGGGAACTTTTTCACTCAAACAATCCCTGCTTGGGCGACCGGTGCATACAACACGGCGGTAAACTTCTTTACCGTTTCAGTCCCGGCGTTCTTCACTGGCCTATGGGATTCCGTGTATGGTTTTTTTACAGAGACCATACCAACCTGGGCGACATGGGCTTACGAGAAGGCGGATGAATTCTTCACCCAAAAAGTCCCTGAGTTCTTTACCGGACTATGGGATAGTGTGACTGCCTTTGTGACTGAAAAAATACCGGAGTACGCAAAGGGGTTAAAGGACAAAATCAGCGGTTGGCTTGACAGCTTCAAGGACTGGGCAGGCAATATCTGGGACAGGGTAAAGTCTAGCTTTTCAGCCGGATATGAAGCTGGATCAGGCGAAGGCCTGAATGTTGCAAAGCACGCTTTTGGCGGCATTCTCACCCGTCCCCACCTGGGCCTGGTTGCCGAGGCTGGCCCGGAGGCTATCATACCACTTTCAGCTCGTATGAGGCCGCGGGCTCTGGAGCTATGGCGAGAAACCGGCCGCAGGTTGGGCGTGCAACAGTTCGAATTCGGCGGGTTTACGGCTCCAGTGGTTGTCGCGGGCGCAGGCATGGGCGCTCCAACGATCAACCTTAACTTTGACCTGGCCGGCCTGGTGGGACAGATAACGGTTCAAGGCCGCGAGGACCTGGAGCAATCCGCCGACCAAATCGCAGCACTTATCGCGGCGAAATTGAAGGCCATTTTCTACAACTTGCCCGGTTAGTAGGATTTTCCTGCTCAAATGGCGAATCCCCTCATAAATTAAATTATGGGGGGATCGCAATGGTTACATTATTGCTCTTGTTAATTCTTCTGCTTCTCTTCTTTATGTTGTTTAGTAAGATGGCAAATGAAGGGGCAGAAGTTCTCGGCGCTATTATAGGGGCTGTTGTTGTAGGTATTTGGTTTCTTCTCAAGCTTGTTTTTAATAAAATCTTGTTACCTACCGCAGACCTAATTAATGCCGCTGTTGATAAGTGCCATGACGTGATTGTGTACCGCAACAAACAGTAGGTGATGCATATGGACTTTTATCTTATTGACCCTGCCGGGCCACAGCTTCACCTGCCGGTCAACCCCGGGGAGGTGACCATCCGGCGGGAAAAACAGTATGAAACGGTCAACATCATAAACCTGGGCGAGGTAGATTTTGCAACTGGCGAGAAGCTGAAAGAAATCAGCTTCTCCTCTTTTTTCCCCCGGGACTATGACCCAAGTTATTGCCAGTACGCGGGTATACCTCACCCACAGGATGCTATGAACCAGTTGACGACCTGGACGGCCAGCAAGAAGCCGGTACGGCTCCTTATAACCGAGACAGAGGTCAATGTATTGGTTCTGGTCACGGCGCACACCAGCTATTTCCGGGGCGGTGAACCTGGTGACGTTTATTTCGATTTGACTTGTCGGACATGGCGGGAAGTCAAAGTTCGGACGGTATCTGAAGGACAAAAGGTAACAGCTCCAGCGGTATCGCAACAAAGGCCAAGGACCGATACCAAGCCTGTCCCAAAGGTCTACGTCGTTAAGCCCGGGGATAGTTTGTGGAAAATCGCCAAGCTACAATTGGGCGACGGCTCGAAGTGGAGCCAAATCTACCAGATTGCGGACAACCGCAAAACTATTGGCCCAAATCCAAATCTGATTTTACCTGGGCAGAAATTGATTTTGCCAGCGTAGCACCACTCCCGGGTTTCAATGGTTCGAGACCGATCCTCTCCAGAGCTTTTGACCACGAGCCACATGCTTTACGGAAAGTGCCCGATGCTGGTATCCCGGCAATCGCATCTACTTCTCGTCTCGTTGGGGCGCGACCTAACAGCTTTGCGAGGTTCGACAGCTTGAGTAAATAATAGTCCTTCTTGTTTTCGAGAAGCATTGGATGGGTTGTTTTGTTGTGGAGAGAGCGATGCTCAGACCTGGTCATAATCTCTAGGTTCTCTAAGCGGTTATCAAGCCCGTCATTATTCTTATGATGTACGACATAGTCTGGAGGGATTGGGCCGAATGCCTGCTCCCAGACAAATATATGTTCAGGAACATATTCACCGTTCGGTGCAAGGACGAAGCGATAACCGTGATTTTCGATGGCGTCTTTATGGTTGCGTTTTCGATGAGTGGCCACCCAGTGACTTCGGCAACTTGCTGAGCAAAAGCGAGATATGCTGGCATCTCTCGCCCGAGCCATGTATGGTTGTCCACAATTTTCACATGTTAACTGTACCTGTCTAGAAAGTAATCTGCCCCGTGCCCTATTGGCGCACTGCTTAGAGCAGTATTTTGTGCCCTTCTTGGCAGGATGAAACGGTTTGCCACATTCTGGGCAGTTAACAAGCCGTGCTTTTTCAGCGCGATCTGAGTTGTAACAGTCCATAGAACAATATTTATTTGCACGGTCATGTTCTGACACTTGAAAAGGCTTACCGCAGTACAGACAGGTTTTAATGGGCCGCTGTCTATGTGCATCATAGCATGCTTTTGAACAGAATTTGGCCTGAGCAGGTTTATTTGTTAACGGTTTGTCGCAACGAAGACATGTTTTCATGGATTAACCTCCTTTGGGGTCTTATGTTAGAACAAACTATATTAAATGATACCAAATTACGCGATGATAATCAAGAAAGCTGGTGATGCCCGCATGATTACCCCTGGCCTAATAACTTATGATGTAGTTCTTGCAGATAAATGGTCGCTGAAGGAGATTGTAGAGAGTATTTCTATCGAGGAAAGTCTGGACGAGATAGCAGCGAGGGCCACAGTTGTGATAGCAGTTACTCCAGATTTTCCTGGCATCGCCCTGGGCCAGGCCTTGCGCGTGAGCGGAGTGCCATTCGGCGGCACGTCTATGGTGGTCCTGCTGGACGGTGTGATCTGGGAATGCGACTCGGTCACCAGGGGGCAGAAGCACCTCACGGCCACAGTGTATGACCGAAGCATCTACATGGCCCGGAGTGAGGATGAATATCTGTTCCCGGCTGGCCAGACGGCCACCCAGCGGCTTAATCAATACGCAATGGATTGGGGTATTCCCCTGGGCCAGGTGGTCGATACCGGCGTGGGTCTCGCAAAGGCGGTTTATCGAGCGCAGCCTATCTATAATATGCTCCTGGCCGACCTGAAGGAAACCGTAAGCAAGGGTGGCGAGATGTTTCGGCCCAGAATGGTAGGCACTACGCTGCACCTGGTGCCCCTTGGGAGCAACCAGACAGTGTGGGTCATGGAAGCCGACCAAAACGCTGAGGAAATCAACCAGCGGCGATCCCTCGATGGAGCCGTGACCCAGGTGAAGGTCCTGGGGGCTGCGCCAGAGGAAGGTCGGTCGCCAGTCCTCGCTCTGGAGAAAGGTGCGACGGCGAAGTATGGCACTCTCCAAAGGGTGATCCAGGACCCGAAGATCACCACCGCCGCGGCCGCGAAGCAGGCAGCCAAAGAGCTACTGGCCGGCGTCCAGGAGACCATTACGGTCACGGCATTGGACATCAATACCGTTCGCGCTGGCGACAAGGTCCAGCTCAACGGTATGGACCTCTTGGTCGTGTCTGTCCGGCATAACCTCGGGAGCCCGGGCCACATGACCGTGGAGCTGGCGCGGGGTGATTATGTAAGGAGGCGGTATTATGCCAGGGGACCCGTATAAGGAGCTGGCGGGGCTGATTGAACAACGGGCTGTCGGCCATGCGGGCCGGGTTGCCTCTACCCTGCCGGCTGAACTGGGTACCATTACCCAGACCATGGCCTTGAAGTTAGACCGCTTTCGTCATGAGATAAAGGATTACCTTGTGGCCGATTGGGAGTTGAAAATTGAACTGCCGCAGGCCTCACGGGTAATAAAAACAGCGGCGCCAGTCAACCCGGATGGCAGCGACATCCCGGGCAGTACCCAGTATTCCAGCCTGACCAGGCTGGATTTTAGCGTGCAGGGCGTTGGCGATCCAACCGCCACTGTAAAGGCCCACCTCAACTTGAAAGCTGGCCTCAAACCTGGTGACCGGGTGCTGGTCCTCCCGGTAAACGGGGGGCAGGATTTTGTAGTGATAGCGAAGGTGATCCCATATGTTTAAGAAGCTGGCGCAGGAAGACACAGCAGAAATAGTACGCCTCTATCAAGAGGGGATATCGGCAGAAAAGATTGGTATTAAGTACGGCGTATGCAAAAAGACCATTTTGAACGCCTTACGAAATGAAGGTATCCCTCGAAGAAAGGGCGGGTGGAGAAGAAAGTTAATATCCTACGATGAAACATTCTTTGATGATATAGATTCATCGATAAAGGCGTACTGGCTTGGATTTATTGCGGCTGACGGCTGTATAGTAAAAGGGCCAAATCAGTCGTTTCTGCAGTTTAACCTAAGCTCCAAAGATGAATGCCACCTGGATTCTTTTGCCGAAGATATTGGCTTTGAGGGAACAATAATGCATTTTAATCAGGGCGGCTTTCCATTGGCCAGGTTACGCATTTATAGTAAGAACTTGGTTGAGGCATTGATAGCGCACGGTTGTGGTCCTCGAAAGTCTTTGAGCTTACAATTCCCAAGAGACATATCAAAAAAATTTTGGACGGCGTGGGTCTTGGGATATTTCGATGGGGACGGAAGCATAAATGTGTGGCAGAGTAAAAAGCCCGGACGAAATGCTCTTGAAGCCATGGTGCAAATCATAGGAACTTATAATGTTCTTGAAGGAATATGTTCGGTGCTTAATGCTGGTGTTAACGGTTTTTCGACCAAAATAAGGCCATATGGCGCCGTGTACAAAATCACTTATGGAGGAACCAGACAAGTATTAAAAACATTAGAGTTTCTATATTCCAGTTCAGACAGGTATCTAAAGCGAAAGCATGAAAAATATTTGCAGATTGCCAGATATTTAAGGGAGGTGGGTTAATTGCCATCTCTTTTTCCTTCTGAAAGCGTAAGTGCGACACCGGAGATAGCAATCAAGAGTGCTGTAAGTTTCGGCAAAAGCTGGGTATTTGACTTCGATAAAGGGGATTTTGTTCTATCTCCTACGGGCAAGGTGGTGGAAGCTGATGGCGCCGAGGCCTACCGCCAGTGGGCACAAAAAACACTACTTACCCCGCGGTATCGCCATCCCATTTATTCGCGGAATTATGGCCAGGAATTTGAGGACCTTTTGCGCCGCAATCTTACCAGGGCCGGGAATGAAAGCGAAATTAAGCGGATGGTCGCCGAGGCGCTTATGGTTGACCAGCGCACAGCCTCCGTAGGAGATTTTACTTTTGATTGGCAGGAGGATGCGGTTTATTTCACCTGTACCGTGACAACGGCCCAAGGTGAGCAGGTGCAGATCTTCGGCCAAGTCCAGGGGGTGAGTTAATTGGCTGATATTGTGCTGCCCGATTTCCTGCAAGATGAAACCGAAGAACAGATCATGGCAAGGATGATCGCCCGCCTTCCTCCTGACCTTGACGTTTCCGAGGGGTCCTATCTCTGGGATGCCCTGGCGCCGGTGGCGGCCGAGGTTGTCCAGATGAAGATGGAGGCCCGGGAGATCCTTAAGCGCGCTTTCATCCAGTACAGCTACGGGGCATATGTTGACGCCCGGGCAGCCGACCGGGGCGTAACGCGTAAGCCGGCGGTTAAAGCCGTGGGCCAGGTGCGGGTTACGGGCACACCGGCCACGGTCATCCCGGCGGGCACCCGTTTTTCAACGACGGCCGACCTGGCCACTGGGACGCCAGCGATAGAGTTTGCTTCTACTGCCCAGGCCAGTATTGAGGCCGGTGGGACGGTGTTAGTGAATATCGAGGCGGTAGAGCCTGGTACCGATGGTAATGTCCCGGCGGGAGCGATTAACCAGCTCATGGCGCCAATTGCCGGCGTGACGGCGGTGACTAACCCCGAGGCCACCAGTGGCGGCGCACCGGAGGAAAGCGACGAGGCTTTAATCGCTCGCTACCTTGAACAGGTCCAACGACCGCCAGACACCGGCAATAAGAACGATTACATCCGGTGGGCCAAAGAAGTGGTTGGGGTTGGCGATGCCATCTGCATCCCGCTTTGGAACGGCCCCGGAACCGTAAAGGTGGTAATCGTGGATAGCACCGGGGCACCGGCAAATTCCGCTTTGGTCCAGCAGGTGCAGGATTATATCTCCCCTGCCCCTGGGATGGGTGAAGGAAGAGCGCCGATAGGGGCCAGTGTGACAGTGATAGCACCGACAACGGTAGCTATAGACGTCACTGCCACACTGGCCTATGCTGCAGGATATGACCCAGCAGCCGTTCGGGCCAACGTAGAGGCCGCCATTGACACCTTAATCAAGGGTCTGAAGATAGGCGAGGATGTGCGCTGCGCTGCCATCGCCAACACTATCTTTGATACCCCGGGCGTGGCCGACTATTCCGGTTTGTTGGTTAATGGGGGGACCAGCAACGTAGTGGTGGCTGACGACGCCAAGGCGGTCAAAGGGACGGTGACCTTGGCATGATTACCTCTATTCACGGCAAGGAGATGATGGCGAACTCCCCTCGGTACTACGGAGCAAGCCGGGTATTTCAGGCCCACATAGAGGCCAAAGGCATAGAGCTGGACAACCTTGACGCCATAATGAGCGACACCGAGGCACAGTTCTCCGCATCAACAGCAACATGGGGGCTTCGATACTGGGAGGAAATGTGCGGACTGCCCGTGAATGAGCAAGAGTCACTGGATACAAGAAGGGCGCGGGTACTGGCGAAATTACGGAGTTTCTCTTCGGCCAAGCGCAATGACATTTTAAACGTGATCAAATCCTTTGTGAAATCCGGCCGGGTGGACCTGATAGAGTACCCGAGCGAATATAGGTTTGTGGCCATCTTGGCGGCCGAGGCAGAAGCAAATGTACCGGGGATTCTGGCAGCCATTGAGGAAGCGCGGCCGGCGCACCTGGCCTTTAGCCTGATGCTTGCCATCCTGTCCCAGCTCCTGGTGGCCCATGACCGCCTGATAACCTGGCATGTGCCCGTATACTCCGGCATGCCATCCAGTATCCGCAGGCTGGATAGACTCTACAGGAATATAAACGGCAATTTCAGGTTAAATGGTGCGGTATCTATTGCCACCATTTCTGGGCTGTCGGGTTGGCCCCTGCTAAATGGCCAGATTAACCATGCAGTGCGTTATAACTTCCTGGCGTCACGGCAAATGGGCAAATACAGGGCCATGGGGGTTTCCTCCGACTATCTGGATACCCGCTACAGACTAGATAGGCGGTTTAATCTTGATTATAGGGTTCAGGACACCAGGTGGTTTCTGGGGGGTGCTGCTACTATCGGCTATGAGGGTTACCTGGCCGGCAACTTGCTTTTGAATGGCGCCTGGGCTCTAAACTTCGCAAGGTTTCTTGACGGTAAAGTGGTTACCGAGCCGCGCCATTTCCTCATTGGCTATGGCGAAGTGCCCCTTATGGTTGAACATGGGCAACTTGATGGGACGTGGAAATTAGGCAAGACACTGGAGACCCATCGCCTGGCCTGGGTCAAATGGCGGGACGGGATGGTAATTGAAAGGGGGTTGGCGAGTTGAATGTTGTAACGACTATCTATGGCCGGGAGGCAATGGCAAAGGCACATGCCGGTGACGCACTTTTGCCGAAGATAACCCACATTGCCTTTGGTGTGGGTGGCGGGGCCGGTGTGGCGCCCAACCCGAGCACCGTGGCATTGACTTCGGAAATAATCCGCAAGCCAGTGGCAAGCCATGCTTTTCCGGTTTCCACCACAGTCCGCTACCACGTGGACCTCACGGGTGATGAGGTGGGTGGCGCCGGCATCAATGAGGCGGCGCTTATCGATGAGACCGGCAAGGCTGTGGCTATTCAAACATTTGGTACCAAGACCATCGAGCCTGGCGAGACTGTGGGGTTCGATTGGGACGAAGAATTCTAAGGAGGTGTGAAACGTGGCGGTTTTAACTGGCACTCCGGTCTACAAGAACAATGTCAGAAAGCTGGAACCCACCGACCCGGCCGCCCCGGAAACCTGGGACCCGATCCATCAGGACCTGATTAACAACGATGTTTACCTTAAACAGCAGGTAGATCTGCTTTATGTGCAGACATCCCAGGGCGAGGCCAATTTTGCTTCCACCAATGGTGTTACGGTGACCCATAACCTCGGCAGTACGGCTTACATGGTGAACATCACCCCTTTGGCTGACACGGGCGGCGACCTTGGGGATATTTTCATAACGAAGGCGGCGAACGCCTTCACTGTTTATAACACGGGCGGATTCACCGGGCTTTTCCGGTGGCAAATGACCACATAGGAGGTGCGATAAATGGCTATTGTTCAGCATGATCCCTTAAAACCGAACCCAACAATAAGTGTTGATCAGGTCAATCCGGCCCGATTGGCTATCGCAGCCTTTGCATATCCGGGCGGGAATTGCCCCGGGGCGACGGTTGATCTCACGGGATTCCAGGGAGGACCCGTGAGGATTTACCTGAATACCGATGGCGCAATATCGACCGACCTCTACAGAGACCACTACTGGCTCCTTGCCGAGGCCATCCTGCCTGAACGAAGGTATGATAGCGAGCCCACCGGCCAGGTAGATGAACACGGGCAGCCTATCATGACAATGGTGGAGCGCCCGTTAAACCTCAATGAGCTTAACATCATTGTATTTCCTCTCCCGGAGGTGGCATAAATGGCGAACGTAAGTAAGCTTTCCCTTGCGGCTTTGCGGGACCGGATAGCTGCCGGCACCCGTGAGGTTGATGTGGTGCATAACTCCAAGTCCGATGGGACAGGCACCACTGTGGTATCGAAGATGATCTATGTTCCGAAGTTTAGAGTGCCAGCCTGGCTTTGGGACGGCGGCGCGTTCCCCGCCCAGGACCTGAAACTGGGCGGGTTCCTGATTGATAAATATGCCTGCAGCCAGCCCGACGCCACATCCATCAGCAGGGGTTCCACCACCCCCAACACGCCTGGTTTGATCGCCGCGGTGTCTCAACAGGGTGTGGTGCCTTGGACAGACATCAGCCAGACGAATGCGATGGTGGCCGCCTCCAACCGGAAAATCAACGGCCGTTCCTGCCATTTGGTGACGATGAAGGAATGGGCTACCATTGCCTTCCTGGTTAAACTGCTGGGTCATGACCTGCGCGGAAACAATAACTGGGGCCGGGATTACCGAGATCCCGATTCCTGGGAGTATTACGGCATTGCCGACCCGGTGGTTGCGAGTTACACGGCGAGTTATAATAAAACCCATTCTCGCGTGTTGACCGGAAGCGGCCCTATCTCCTGGAGCCATAACGGGATGGCTAACGGCATTTTTGACCTAATCGGTCTTTGGGAGTGGCTGGACTTCGTGATCGACTGCGGCCGATACCAAGCTATCAAGACTGCGGCCATTAACGATACCGACGGCATCACCGCCACAGACACCGCGATTGTGATCGACGGGGTTCAGAGCCCCGAACTGTGGCCGGCCACCAATGGGCTGGTGCTGATTAAGGCCGAGGGGACCAATACCGATGAATACGTAATTTACGGTTCCTTCGTGGATAATGGCAACGGCACCTATACTCTGAGCGGTTGCGTGCGCGGCCAGAACGGCACGGCGGCCAGCGCCCATGCCAACGATGCAGTGGTGCAGCAGATCACCGATTACTGCGTCATCCCTGGCGGATGGACCGCCAAGGTGGCAGATGCCGGCCTGAACAATACAACCAGCCCGGCCACGTTTACTATATCCAATCTGGTTAACGGGCCTGGTTGCACTGGCCCTGCTGTAGGAGATGTGCTCCAGTGTCAAACAGAGCAGCTGACCATAACCGCAGTAAGCGGCAACAGTATCACTGTGAGCCGCGGCGCTAATGGCTCGACGGTTGCTGCCCATGCCCAGGGAACTGGCATAGCCAAGATATCTCCGCAAATGAGCAATGATAACCCAACGTCCACAGACGCCACTTATGGTGCTTCGCAATTCGCTAAGTTTCTGACGATGAGAACAGAGGCAGAACTGGCAGCCCTGGCACTCCCAGCGACTGTTTCCTCTGGCGGCAACGAGGAATGGAAAGACGGTTTCTGGCTGCGGAATTATGGCCAGCGGGCTGCCCTCCGTGGTGGGAACTGGGACAGTGGCTCGCATGCCCGGGCGGGGGTCGCGTTGTACCTGACCAATCCGCCGTCGAGCACGAGCATCTTCATCGGCTTCCGCGCCGCTTTGTCTCTGTAAATCTGAAATCTGATTACTGAAAATCTGATGGCCTCGCGATAGCGAGGCCTCGGTTCCGAAAGGATTTGTTAGGGTATGGAGCAGAAAGAAAACCAAGGCCGGCCCAGAGATGGGACCTTTATTCTCGCCCAGAAATGCGAGGATATGATCCTTTACGGGTATAAGGCCTTGCAACAGTTTCCCAAGTCGGAAAAGCACACCCTGGCCGCCGAGATGAAGAAGTCCATGGTCAACATTCAGCGGCTTATCATCACGGCTAATTTGCGGTACTACAAGAAGAATGCGCTTGAAGAACTGGACGTAGAAAAAGCTGTCCTGATGTTTTACCTCCGACTATCCAGACGCTTGGGTTTCTTGTCGCCCAAAAAGTACGAGGTTTGGGCCAGCATGTTGGAAGAAATCGGTCGAATGATAGGCGGATGGTTTAAGTCCATCAGGAAGTAATTTTTTGGGGCCTGGACTGACAATGTGCGGGCTGCCCTCCGTGGTGGGAACTGGAACAATGGCTCGAATGCCCGGGCGGGGTTCGCGTTGAACCTGAACAATCCGCCGTCGAACACGAACATCAACATCGGCTTCCGCGCCGCTTCGCCTAACTGTGCCAGAAGGCGGGGTCCTATTGGGATAACGTCCAGTGCTTTAGGCAAAGGAGTTCAGGTCCCTGTCGCGCCGGAAGCCCGGCCGGCAAAAAACATAAACAGGCAGCTCGTGGCTAGTAGGTTGCGACCGTCATGGGCTGCCGCCCTTTTGGGGGTGATGCCAATAGCAAAAACGTATACCGACCTTTATCCACGGATTTATGACTTTGAGAACCTTGAGCTGGCTTACATGAAGGCCAGGCGCACAAAGAGGTTTAAGAACGAGGTGCCCGAATTCTCGTTCAACCTCGAAAGCAACCTGATTCAAATCCAGAATGAGTTGATCTATAAGACATACCGAACTGGGCGATATCGCTGCTTTTACGTGCATGATCCCAAGACCCGCCAGGTTGCCGCCTTGCCTTTCAAAGATCGGGTGGTCCAGCATGCGCTATGCAATGTGATCGAACCTATTTTCGAGAAAAGGTTCATCCCTGATAGTTATGCCTGCCGCGTCGGAAAGGGTATTCATGCCGGCGCGGATCGGGTGACACAGTTCCTGCGGGTGGCCCAGCGGAAATGGGAAACAGTTTATTGCCTCAAGGCGGACGTGTCGCAATACTTCCCGAGCATTAACCATGCTATCCTGAAAGCAATCATCAGGAGGCGCATTGCCTGCCCTGATACACTCTGGCTGATTGACGAGATTATCGATAGCGGGGGTGATGGTAGTGACTGCCCGAGAGGCCTGCCAATTGGGAATCTAACATCTCAGTTATGGGCCAATGTCTACCTGGACCAATTGGACCACTTTGTGAAGGAGGTTCTCCGGGAGCCTTATTACGTTCGTTACATGGACGATTTTGTTATACTGGGCGGAGACAAGGGGCACTTGTGGCAAGTTAAGCGTGAGATCGAGGGCTTTCTTGCCGATAAGCTGGACCTGCGGTTGAATGGCAAAACCGGCATTTGGCCCATCAGCCAAGGGATAGACTTCCTTGGATACCGCATCTGGCCCACGCATCGATTGGTCAGGAAGTCGAGCATCAAGAGGATGAAGCGAAAACTCAAGGCGTTCCAGCGGAAATACCGCGAAGGCCAGATCGACCTTGAGAAGATCAATGCTACCATTCAGTCATGGTTGGGCCACGTAAGCCATGCCAACAGTTATAATTTGCGGCGGAAGCTGCTGGAAGCTTTTGTTTTAACTAAGGGAGGAGATGTCGATGACTGGAATGATGATGGCCCCAGGAGGTGAGGCCCGTGCCGGGAGCTGATATCGCGCAATACGGAATTGCGTTTTTCACGGTGGCTGGGCTGATCTATCTTGTAACCCAATGGTTCAAGCAACGGGGTGATCGAGAACTGTCAGAGGTAATCCAGAACAATACCCGGGCGCTGGAGCAGTTGACCACTCTGATCCAGGTAACAATGACCCGCCAAGAAGCTAAAATTGACGAGCTACTTGAACGGGCCAGGCGGTGATGGTCATGCGGGGATTTTGGAATGATCCTGATGGGATCACTATCGAGGACCTTGCGGTCCTTGCATCACTGGGGCTGTATGTCTTTGTTGGAGTAAAAATCGCCCTGGCTGGAGATGTCTCCACAAATCAGGTCGATTTTTTCGCTGTCTTGGGATACCCGATCATTGCGGCCATTGCCAAAAAAGCCATTGAACGGATTGGGTGGCCTACGCTTGGGCGGCGGGGACAGACCGCACCCTATCAATCTCCGTACCTTTATGACGGATATGGTTACTCGCCTACCCCGCAACAGGCTTATGTCCCGAGGGATGAAGGCGGCGGCGAAGAACAGGCTGGGGCTGGAACTTCTAATAAACCCACAATTTGAGGAGGTGTTTTTGAGTTGAAAGTTTGTATCGATCCTGGCCATGGCGGGGGTGATCCGGGGGCCATGGGGGTAAACGGCCGGCCAGAAAAGGAGACCAACCTCAGGGTGGCCCTTTTTGTAGAGCAAGACTTAAAAAGAAGGGGCATTGAGGTTCTGATGACCAGGCGGGACGACCGGGATGTCGGTCTTTCCGAGCGGTGCCAAATGGCAAACCGCTGGGGAGCCGATATTTTTGTGAGCCTCCACGCCGACGCCGCTGGCGGGCCGAGCGCCAAGGGACACCATGCTATCCATAGCATCCATTCACAACCCGGCAAGGGCGGCAATAAGCTGGCGCGGCTGATTGTGGATCAGGTAACGCTGGCCACGGGACAGCAACCTTTACCTCGGGGCGACGGGGGCGTATGGACCAGAGAGAGCAAAAATCATCCGGGAGTTGACTACTATGCAGTGATACGAGAAACAGACATGTCGGCGGTTATTCTTGAGCGCGGTTTTCTCACCAACCCAGAAGATGCGTCCCTGCTGTTCGACGATAGCTTCTTGCGGAAACAGGCCCAGGGGATTGCCCGGGCCATCCTTATGTATTTCGGTTTAAATATCGAGGAGGTGGCAGCAGCCATGTTCAGGGATATCGTGGGCCATTGGGCGCAGGGCAACATTGAGCACCTGGCTCAACTAGGGATCGTGCGCGGCCGGGAGGACGGTACCTTTGCCCCGGAGGATAAAATCACTAGGGCGGAAACAGCTGTGATCGTGGACAGGGCAATCGGGTATGTCCTGGCCGAGGTTCAGAAAATGATTAAGGGGGCGGCATAAATGGAAGATCTGGTTTTGCGGCTGGCCTATGACATCTTAGCCATCCTGATTACTATGGCGGTGGCCCTGCTGATCGGTTGGCTAAAAAAGAAGCTGGCTATTGAAGGAATCAAGAAGGTGCAGGAGGAACTGACCGCCAAGCAGGAACTGGCCCTCCTGGCGGTCAAGGCCGTGGAGCAGTTGTGGGGCGGTGTGCTCCATGGAGATGAGAAGGTCCAAAAGGCCACCGAGTTTATATCTGAACAGGCGGCTAAAGTGGGGCTGGCTATTTCGCCCGAGGAAATCCGTACTTTGATTGAGTGGGCTGTACGGACGATGAAAGATGAGTTCGGAGAGGCCTGGGGGAAAGTGGCGGCCAATACTCCCAGTTGACAAACCGCCTCGAAAAGGTAAAACCGCTTGCTTCAGCACGATGTCAACTGGATTGCTAAAATCACCACAATTTGTCAACCAGCCCCGGGGGAACCCGGGGCTTTTTTATTGCCGGAAGAAGGCAGGTAATTGCCCTCCAGCGACCGGGAAAGGCCTGAAGTAGCCACGCCTTAATCGGATAGCATTGCCAAGTATGCGTCAAGTACGGTAGAATATCGCTGAAGGGGTTGGTGTTTATCCTGTTCCCAGCTACGGAGTGTTTTCTGGTCCACACCGATGGCCCGGGCCATTTCCTCCTTCGTGAGGCCATGATATAGGCGGGCTTTGGTAATCCGCTGGCCGAGGGTGTTTTCCGGCAGTCGCTCGAAACAGCCCAAGTAGGCTATAGGAACACCCAGAACTCTAGCTAAAGAGCGGAGATGGGGCAATGTAGCATTGAATTTATCTGCTTCCAGGCTGCCAATGGCCGTTACGGACAGGCCGGTCGCTGCGGCCAAGTCCCGGATGGTCATATTCTTCGCTACCCTGGCCTGTCTTAAACGAGCGCCTGGGCTATCTCCTGACCATTGGTGGCCCAATAACCACGGCGGCAT